CTTTATCGCACAGCAGCTATGGTCATATATTGACCCAGATGAAGGAATGACCGAAGAAGATTTTCAGGAGGGCTGTATGGAGTTTTGCAAAGCATTTATATGTCCAGATTGTAACAAAAAGACAGAGAATTGCTATTATTGTCTTGATAAGATATTTGCATTTCTTCAAAATTATGATTTTAAAAGAATTAAAGAAAAAAACGGATGGATGTATACTTGGGAATGCGTCCCGAAAGAAAATCAGAACTTATGAGCACCGCATCACACCACGCGACACCACACCGCACCACACCGCACCACACCGTACCGTATTGACATCAAAAAACAGCGTGTTATAATTAAAATGTAGAAATGTGTAAAATACGCATTGATATTTCAGTATCCCCCCCTTCCGTTGAGGCAGGCATTAGGTTAATCCAGTGCTTGCCTTTTCGATTTAAGCCAACTTGTGAAGGATAAGGCTGGGTTCCCGAAATGGGAGTAGGTTGCAAGACTTAGAATCCTTTGCCCCTGGGGTTGACTTATTAAATATTGGTGTAATAGGGAGCACAGCTGGTTTGAATCTGATGAACTGGTAGGTATTGGTTCGAGTCCAATATAATTTAATAAAGCATAAGACGGAATGTACATCCGTAGGACAGGAAACTCAATCGCCTGTCCTCTCTTATGCTTATAAATAGGATTGAAATTAAAAAATTGAAAGGATTGGAAAAATTATGAATGAATTAATAACTATTAAAGATGTTAGAGGTTATTTAGACAAAAATGGAACAGCGCATTTGAACCTTGAAGATGTGGCCAGAGGACTAGGATTTACAGAGACAAAAGACCATAAAGAGTATATTAGATGGCGCACTATTTCAGCATATCTTAACGAATTTGAATTTTCGCAGGAGGTTGCGAAAGATGGATTTATCCCTGAAAACATATTCTATAAGTTATGCTTTAAAGCTTCCAATGAAAAAGCACGGAATTTTCAAAATAGGGTAACTGATGAAATTCTTCCGGATATCCGCAAGCACGGTATTTATGCATCAAGTATAATGATTGAAAAAATGATGGATGATCCCGATTTTGCGATACAGCTCCTAACAAATTATAAAGAAGAAAAACAAAAGCGCAGAGAGCTTGAAAAAACGGTACAGCAGCAAAAACCAAAAGTTTTATTTGCTGATGCAGTAGAAACATCCCATACATCCATTTTGATCGGAAATCTTGCAAAGCTTCTAAATCAGAATGGTCTGGATATCGGTCAGAACCGATTGTTTAATAGGATGCGCGAAGAAGGATATTTATGCAGCAGACAGGGAGATCAATATAATTCACCAACACAGCGCAGCATGGACTTAGGATTATTTGAAGTAAAAGAACGCACTATTAATAATCCAGATGGAAGTGTCAGAATTACGCGGACAACAAAAGTCACCGGAAAAGGTCAGATTTATTTTATCAATAAATATATTGGAAGTTAAATAATCATTTAGATAATGAGGTGGTGATAATTGGCAAGAGCACCAGATGATAGAATAAAAATAGCAAAGGAAATGTATGAGACTGGGACCGCGCTAATTGAGATTGCCAATCAGTTCAACATCCCAGAAGGAACAATCCGCTCATGGAAAAATAGGGGGAAATGGCAACGCAACGAGAACTGCAACGCAACGGACGATAAGAAATGCAACGTTGCAAAAAAGAAAAGCGTTTCAAAGAAGAAAGTAGAAGTCGTTGCAACAGAAGTTGAACAGGTGATTGAGAATCCTGATTTGACTGACAAGCAAAGACTTTTTTGTATTTTATATGTTAAATACAGAAATAAGACTAAGGCTTATCAAAAAGCCTATGGAGCATCATGGGAAACGGCCAATGCCAATGCATATAAACTATGGGAAAATAAGGGAGTGAAAAAAGAGATTGAACGACTATTATCCGAATATAGAGCGGAAATTGGATTGGATATTAAGGATTTATTTCAATGGTATCTTGATATCGCAAGGGCTGATATCAATGATTTTGTTGAAATTAAGAGTAATAGAATCAAAATCAAAGACGGATCAGAAATAGATGGTGTTCTTGTATCTGAAGTTAAAGAAGGGCAATTCGGAATCAGCGTTAAACTTTATGAAAAATCAAAAGCCATGGATTGGTTGGGACAACACATAGATTTGGCTGATGAAGAACAGAGAGCAAGAATTTTATTTATGAAATCAAAAATCAATTCGGATAACAATGAAGAATATATAAATAAAGTTAATGAGGGACGTATTGCCATAGCAGAATTAATTAATAATCCAAGACCGAACAGGAAACTTCCAGAAGCTGGTGAATAAATGAATATACCTGCGCCATTTACGGAAAATCAAATTAAATATCTTTTAAAGACAAATTACTCATGGTTCAACGTTGCCGAAGGTGGGAAAAGAGGGGCGAAGAACGTAATTAACACCTTGGCATGGTGTAATGAGATAGATATTCATCCTGATCGCTTTCATTTAGCGGCAGGAGTAGACCAATCATCAGCTAGGATAAATATATTAGAATGTGATGGTTTCGGAGTAAAAAATTATTTTGATGGATGTTGCCGAATTGGAAAGTTTGAAAAAAAGGATTGCTTATACATTGACACAAAAACGGGCCAGAAGATTATCTTCTTTGCCGGTGGAAAAAAAAGTGGTGATGATGCCAATATAAAAGGCTATACATACGGAACTGCCTATATCACAGAAGCCAATGAATGCCATTCGACATTTATCCAAGAGGTTTTTGACCGGACAATAGCGAGTAATAACCGTAAAATATTTCACGATTTAAATCCTAAGTCACCAAATCATGTATATTATACAGATATATTAGACTTTCATGAGGAGCAGCAAAACAAAGATCCAGAATATGGATATAATTGGGGACATTTTACGTTACTTGATAATTTAAGTATATCAGATATAAAGTTAAAATCTGTATTAAAAACATATGACAAAGGCACCGTGCATTATGAACGTGATATTTTAGGACTGAGGAAGCAAGCTGAGGGACTTATATATAAACGATTCGCGAATAATCCACAGAATTATTATCTTGATTATAGTAAAAATGAAGAAGAAATAAGAAGTGGAAAGAAAAAGCAACTGCCTCGCATGATTGAGATAAATATAGGTCTTGACTTCGGCGGTAATAAATCCGCTCACGCTATTGTAGCAACCGGAATTACACCAAACTATCAAAAATTGATAGGATTGGCAAGTAAAAGAATATTTCACAAGGATTATAAAGAGGGAATTGCTCCAGCCGATGTCGATAAGTTTGTAGTGGAGTTTGTCGGATTTATCATTAAAGAATTTGGAAGATGTGATTATCTCGAATGGGACAATGAGGCCGTCACCCTTGGAACCGGTGTAAAAAGAGCGGTAGAAAAATCATATCCGCAAGTAACTGTAAGAGGATGCTACAAGGCCGAAATTAATGACAGAATTGATTTAATGCAGAAACTAATAGGCGAAGATAGATTCCTATACACAAGGCACTGCGAGACGCTAAAAGAAGCATTAAAAACAGCAATATGGAATCCAGTACCGGCAGAAATTGGAATTGATGAAAGGCTGGATGATGGAACATCAGATATTGACAGTTTGGATGGATTAGAGTACACTATAACTAGACAGCTAAGACGGTTTATACAATAAATATTAGATACAATTAAATATTGTTATATAAATAAATTTATGATATAATTAAATAAAAAAGGAGTTTATATCATGAATGAAGTAATTTACGAGCAAGGCGGAAAAGCCGCAGTATTTCAAGGAAAAAGATATTTCTTGCGTGAAAGCCAGGGATATTTTTATTGTCATAGACGTGGCAGAATTCACATGCTCTTACATAGAATGGTTTGGATAAGTCATTTTGGTGAAATAAAAAATGGCTATGAAATACATCATATTGATGGAAATAAAAATAATAACGAGATTGAAAATTTAGAATGTCTTTCAATAAGACAACACAAAATTCATCATGGGAAAATATTAACAGAAGAACAAAAAGAAAAAATGCGAGAAAATTTAATTGAAAATGTAAGACCAAAGGCAAGCGAATGGCATGGAAGTACCGCCGGAATTGAATGGCATAAACAACATTATGAAGATATGAAAGATAAATTACATGAAAAATCGGAGTATGATTGCAAATGGTGTGGCAAAAAATATATTACTCAAAAAGCAGAAAAGAATACATTTTGTTCTCAAAATTGCAGAAATAAAGACCGCAGAGCAAGAGGGGTTGACAATGAAAAAAGAATTTGTGAATATTGTGGAAAAGAATTTGAAGTAAATAAATATGAAAAAACTATTACTTGCAGTCGTAAATGTGGAGCACAAAATAGAAAAAGAAAAGCAGAATTAAACAAACAAACCAAATAACAACAACCAAAGTTTTTTATAGTATAAGACAGATGATTAACATATCTGTCTTTTCTTATGCTTATAGATATGTTTTGTACATTTTTACTATAACGGTATTCCGATTTCCCAGCGTTATACTTTCATGATTTAGTAAAATTACACACATATTACCAAAAACACGTAATATGTGGCACTTACCTATGCGCAAAAGAGATGTTTCGCGAAGAGTTGACAAAAATGGTAATAATCCGAAAGGATTTTACAGCATAAGGCGGTCTGTACAACCGTAGAGTGGGAACCAGTCCCCCACTCTTTTCTTATGCTTATAATTGGACTGACATAATAATTTAGGAGGACTGGTAGAGATGAATGAATTTATTAAGGTAAATTATGAAACAGAACAGCCGACTGTATCGGCAAGGGATTTGCATGAAGCATTAGAAATAAAAGAAAGATTTAATTTGTGGTTCAGCCGTTATGAAGATTTATTTGTAAATGGCTTGGATTATACCAATGTAGGCAAACCTACAATGGTTCAAAATAATGGCGGAGAGCAATTCCGAGTTATGGATGATTATCTATTAAATGTAGATATGTCAAAGCATATTTCAATGATGTGTAAAACTTCAAAAGGCAGAGAAGTAAGACAATATTTCATTGATTTAGAAAAAGCATGGAACACGCCAGAACAAATAATGGCAAGAGCTTTGAAATTTGCACAGCAAGCCGTAGATAGCCTAAAAGATCGTTGCAAGTTCCTTGGTGGACAGGTGGTAGAACAGCAAAAGGTCATTGAGGAAATGCAACCTAAAGCTTCTTATTATGATTTGATCCTGCAATGTAAAGATTTGATAGCTACTACAGTTATTGCCAAAGATTATGGTATGTCAGCAATAAAGTTTAATGAGATGCTCCACGAATATGGTATTCAATTTAAACAAGGGAAAACATGGGTTCTGTACGCAAAATACCAAGGACAGGGATATCTTAAGACTAAGACCCATAATTATTCAGACTCAGAAGGTGTACAGCATTCAAGGGAGCATTCCTACTGGACCCAGAAGGGAAGACTGTTTTTGTATGACTTTCTAAAAAATGAAGGAATTTTACCCCTCATAGAACAATAACAACCAGGGCGCGTAAAGCGTCTATTTTAATATAAATTAAGGAGAATACAATATGGAATCACTTGAAAATTTACCCGTTGCCGCAATTGGGGGATTCGGATATCCTTTTAAATCCAGAGCCGATGAAGTGAGAGAACTCATGGAAATAGCACAGGAATGCGGATATGAAAAGGACAAAATTCTGTTTGAAGAAATGTTAAATACTGTATACCGTGGAATATAGGCAAGACAGGCTATTGCGTTAGTTTGCCTTGGGTGATGCGGTGGTGGAATAGGTAGACACATAGTAGATTTGCTGCAACGCAAATAGCGAGGTGCTAAAGGGATGAGTAATTGATTTATTGCTCATGGAGCAGAGCAAACCTGCCTCTAATCGGTTCGATTCCGAAGATAAATCATGCAGGGTGCAAATCCCTGCCCGCATTACATGCTAATGTAGCACAATGGTTAGTGCGATGGCCTTATAAGCCATTGATTGGAGTTCGATTCTCTGCATTAGTATTTATTAAAAACAGGAGGAAAGAAAATGGAAAACAAAAAGAACATGAGCATTTACGTTGCAACAAATTTAAACGGAGAGGAATCTAGTATTAGTCTTGAATTTGACAGCAGCAATAAAGATGATGTTGATATGGTGATGAAAATTCTTGGGGATATGAAAGAACGAAAACAATGCCTATGCGAAAATTGCACTTGCGGACAGTCGAAAGATGAAAAATATAGCAATGCTCAAGCCAAAATTCCTAAATATGCTAAAGGCGGAGTTATTGAACCCGAAAAAGGATTAATAATCTCGAATGATATTCTGGGGAAATTATTAAATTCGGCATATCGTGAAGCTGTTTGTCAATATGTGATCAATAAATAATTAGGCGGTGAAATATGGGACTTATTTCCGCAATTAGAAAGTGGTGGCGAGGATTGTTTTCAAAAAAGGATATAGAGGCCGCATTAAATTTAAAAATAGCCATTACCCCAGAGCAGCAACGAAAATATGAATTATGGCGGCAGTTATATAATGGTGAGGCTATATGGAATACGGATCCAGAAAATGGCGTTCCAAGTTTACATATTGCTGCCGGTGCATGTTCTGAAACGGCAATAGCGGTAACCGTGAAGCTTGAAAGTGAAGTAACAGGGGATAATCCAAGATCAAAATTCTTGGATTATCAATACAAGCGAGTGATCGGCGACTTAAGGGAAACTATAGAAAAATGCTGTGCAGGAAGTGTTGTTATTTTAAAGCCTTTTGTCAGATACGGTGAGATAATGGTAACAGTATCAGAAAATAATTGCTTTTATCCCTTGAAATATAACGAGCTGGGCGAACTCGTTAGCGTTATATTTGCCGATACACTCACAGAAAACATTGACCAGAAGACATATTATTACACTCTGTTAGAAAAATGCACATTTGAAAATAACACATACCGAATTGAATATTCAATCTGGAAAAGTGAAAATATGAATGCCTTAGGCAAGCAAATATCCTTTGCAGAGGGACCTGACGAGTGGAAGGAACTTCCAGAGTATGTACAATGGCCAGATGTAGAACATCCATGGTTCGCTGTATTGCAGATGCCTGGCAGAGGTGAGGCGTTATTTTCCCGGGGCATTGATTTAATAAGAGAAGGCGATAAGCAATTTGGTAGGGCTATCTGGGAATTCGAGGGCGGAGAATTAGCTATTGATGTAGGCTCCGATCTGATGAAAAAAGACAGCAATGGTAATTTTATAATACCGCAGGGACGCAACCGGCTATTTCGCGCATGGGAAGGATCAACAATCCCGGGTGAAATCGGAATAACTGAGTATAACCCCGAATTTCGCGATGTATCTATTTTCAATGGATTAAATGAGTTTTTACGGAGAATAGAATTTGTCTTGGGGCTTGCTTATGGAATATTGTCGAATCCACAGGATACAGATAAAACAGCCACGGAAATAAAGAATTCCAAACAGCGCTTTTATCAAACAGTATCAGATATACAGAGAGCAGCACAATTATCATTAGAGACTCTTGTAGTTGTCATGGATGATATTGCTACACGTTATAATCTTGCACCATTTGGAGAATATGATATATCGTTCTTCTGGGATGATAGCATATTAAAAACTACCGAAGAAAAGCGCGCCGAATATTACGAGGAACTAAAGTGGCTTATAGCATTAAAGGGTAGTGATATTATTGATAAAGCAGAGATCAGAGCGTTTGTTATTGAAAATTCAGATTTCTTCTCAAAAATTACACCTGAAATGATAAAGGAAGCCCAAGCAGGATTACCAGAAGTTTTAGAGTTTGATGAATAATAACTAAAGGGGAATAGATATGCTTGATTCACAATTTTATGATGAAGCTCCGCAGCCGGTATCTCGTATAATCAACACCGCCGAAAATAGATTGATTCAAGAAATCGCAAGAAAAATCAAATCTATGCATGAGATATCTGGTTCCGTAGATTATGAAATACAACGGCTATCTACTATCCGGGAAATTG